GTGCCGCTCGGAATTCCATGTACCTTAATGTAAAGGTCATCTTTATCCTTAATATAAATAAAAGAAGCACAAAAGTATGTAATAAGTTTTTCGAAGCATTCAGCTTCTTCTGGAGTAAGTTTAGTCTGTTGTCTCATAACAGAAAATGCTGCTATAGAAATTTCATTCATCATTGACTGATCCCATGCTGAAGCATCAAGAGAACAGATTCTCTCAGATGTTCGGAAACGTTGCTCAAGCTTACGGGAAATGTCAGCACCAGTGTCACCTATACAATAGAATGTCTCAGTGTTTGAAAAATGATCTATAAATGGTTCAGCATAGCACAATTCAAGTGATACAATATCAGCTGGGACAGGGAAAATTAATCTAGGTTTGTCCTCAACTTTTTTACCATCAGCTCTTTGTTGTAATCTAAAAGCAGTAGTTAATGGTGCAAGCCATCGTTCACTGTTTAAATCATAGAACATAGATCTTGCATTATGATAAATAGCACGAAAATTTTTGCCTTTCTTACCAATATATCCATAACCTGAACCAGTGTTTGGTTTAAGTTTAGTATATACAGCTTCTTGTAGTGATATAGGTTTGAACTTCTCTGTAGGAAATTTACAAGCCTTTGATACACGTTCAGCTGCTCTAGATAGATTAGAGTTTGTTAAGTTTCGTTTGGGATTGACAGAAAAACTATTCTTTGCACGCATTTCTGCATTAGAAAACAGTTTGTTTGGAGTCTCTTTCTTCTCAATTAGATACTTGCATAATTTAGTTGATGATTGTACCTTAATTTTTAAAGTAGGTTCCGTCTTTAATCGCGGTTTAAACGCTACTCCCACAGTAGGGGATGCCCTCAGTTCTACTGCTAGTGGTGATTTTATTACTTGTTGTAGCTCACTCACTCTGTTAGTTACTTTCTTTAAGACTTGGTGAATCCAAGCTTTTCCTAAATGTTGAACATAAGCCATACATTGATACTTTTCGCAAAGTAAATAGTTGAATATTGTCGAAAAGTAAATTTTGTGGATATGGTAATAGTCGGAACTAACGTCATATATGTCCACGCGAAACTTTTCTTGTTACGCTCTTATATTTTACGACTGAAAATATAAAAAAGTTAAGATTTCATACGACCTCGGAAGGAAGG